GCACAACGATGCCCCCCGACGTCTGCCCCAAACACAAAAATTTTTGACTATCCCCGCAAAAATTTTTTTCTAATAAAAAAATAAAAAAAAACTGACAGAGAGAGGTGCGGAACTCTGCCAGCTGAATTTAAAAAAACACAAAACTATTTAAACTTTTTTATTCTAATAAAAAAATAAAAAAAAATGTCTCAACCATCCGAAATAAATTTAGACGACTGGCAGCAAGAAATTTTAGATTACAAAGGAAACGTCCTGCTCTGCTCTGGCAGACAAGTGGGAAAAACCACAATAATGGCTATAAAAACCGCCAAACGAATGTTGGAAAAACCCAACCAAAAAATAATCATCGTTTCTTTGACAGAAGACCAGGCAAAACTGATAATTATAATGGTTTTGGATTATTTAGAGAAATTTCACAAGAAAGAGATAGCAAAAGGGAAAAACAAACCAACGCAGAGCAAAATAACGCTGAAAAATAAGAGTTTTTGTTTAGCCAGGCCAGTCGGAACAACAGGCGACGCAGTAAGAGGTTTCACTGGCGATGTTTTAATAATTGATGAGGCCTCAAGAATGCCAGAAATGATTTTCACCGCTGCAAAACCAACTCTCTTAACAACAGCAGGGGAAATATGGATGTGCTCCACGCCTTTCGGAAAAAAGGGCTATTTTTACGAATGCTATATAAAGGCCAGCGAAGAAACAGAAGAAAAAGCGAGGTTTAAGGTCTGGCACATAAGCAGCGAGAAAGTTATAAATGAAAGAGTTATAAGCGATAGTTGGACAGAGAAGAAAAGAGCCGAAGCGATTGAATATTTAAGGAGAGAAAAAGAAGATATGAGTGTTTTGGAATATGGACAGGAATATTTAGGTTTATTTCTTGATGATTTAAGGCAGTTTTTCAGTGATGAATTAATACATAAGTGTATGGTTTTAAAGCGTCCGTCATCAGATAACCAAAAAATTCTCGAAGAAGGGAATTATATGGGCTGTGATATCGCAAGAATGGGGGGGGATGAGTGCGCTTATGAAATTTTAAACTTACTTCCTAATAAAGAAGTTATGAGACAAATAGAAAACATCACAAAAAAACGGCAATTAACCACGCAAACCGAGGAAGACATTTTAGCGCTTAATAAAGAATTTAATTTGGAAAAGATTGGAATTGATGCTGGCTCTGGGAGTTTAGGGGTTGGAATTTTTGATAGATTAATTAAAAACCCTGAAACCAAACGAAAAGTTATCGCTATGAATAACAGAGAGATAAGTGTGGATAGGGAAGGAAAGAAGACGCAAAAAATGATGAAAGAAGATTTTTATTTTAATTTATTAAATTTAATGGAAAGGGGGAAAATCCTTTTATTAGACGACGAAAATATTTTTATTTCTCTAAAAAGCGTTCAGTGGGAAGTTATAAATGACCAATTTAACCGCGGAACTATAAGAATTTTTGGAAATTATACGCATATTGCAGAAGGATTAATAAGGGCGGCTTGGCTCGCAAAAAACGAAAAATCTAAAAACTTAAATATCTCTTATTTATGATATGGAAATTAAAGAATTCACAACACAAGAAAGAATAGATAAGTTAAAAACTGAAACCATGCTTTTAACTGACGAAAAAGAAATAACTGAAAAACAAAAAGAATTAGTAGATTTAGAAAAAAAAACAATCCTCTCAAACGACGCTTATGCTGTCTGCGGATTTATGGAATGTTTAATAAATAAAATTGAGCATGCAAGATTAAGCATGATGAGAAAATAAAATGGTGGAAGCAGGAACACTCGCAGGCCAGCCCGATGTTGCAAAATTGTCAGGGGCAAATGCATCAGCAACAAGTGTGGCAGAAGCTTACACAAATGTTTATATTAAAGAAGCTGAAGGTTTATTATGTGCTAAATCAAGATACGATTGGGTTACAAATTATGCAAGCATTAGCACTATCGGGAAAGAAATATTAAGGGATGCGGTAGCAAGTTATGCGGCTGTTAAGGTTGTTCTTTATGATATGTCGGGTTTTTCGTCAAGGCAAGAAGCATTAATTATGATAAATATCCTTTGGGCGTGTTGGAGTGAAACTTATAGATTAGTAGGGGAATATAATTATAAAGAATTTATATTAAACGGGGGTGGAACAATAAACTAAAATGGCTGAAAATTTACCTGTGAATTTTTCTATTCCAGCAGAACCAGTTATTGCAAGTTATGATTTTTATGATTTTGCAGAAGGAACAGGAATAAAAACCTTTTATGCTTGTGCTTCTGTGGATAGCGGAGGAACAGATTATTTTTTAACTGCAGATGTAATTTATTCAGACCCTAAATCCACTTTAGCAGTAAATACTGTAAAAGTATTAGATTTTAACTTGTCTGCTTTCAATACGCCAAAAATAATAAGAGGAACGGCAGCAATTAATGTAAATTATTCTATGTATACAGACAACCCAGGAACTCACAACTGCACTCTAAAGTTTGAATTTAAAAAAGTTTCAACAGCTACAACTACAATCTTAACTCTTACAAGTGCTAACCTTCCAGTCGTGGGGGGTGCAGCTGCGGTTTCTGGATTATTATGTCTTACTGGAATAATCCCAGAAACTATTTTTGGTTTAGGGGACATTTTAAGAGTTACTGCAACTTTAACAGCAAATGATGGAAATTGTACAAGCATAAAAATGGGGCATGACCCACAAGATAGAGCAGACCCAGACTATGACCTTGAAAAGACACAATTAAAAGTAAATATTCCCTTTAAAATACCATTATAATGGCAGAATAATGAATTATAAAAATGACACAACATAACATATCAAACACAACAACAACGGGCATGAATGCGGGAATTCCCGAATATTCAGTTAGCTCTAAAGTTTTAGATGAAAATACAGGCGAGAAGGAGTTTTATTATTATAATGCTAATTGGAGCAAATATTTAGGTTATCTGAAACAAATACCTGAATTTAAAGAAGCTATAAGAGCCCTGGCCAGATGGACATGCGGGAAGGGATTTGTTACTGATAGCTCTACAAAAGTAAGATTGAATTTTATAAGGGGATGGGGCGAAGATAGTTTTCAATCAATATTAACTAATATGATTATAATTAAAAAAGCGAATGGTGATGCTTATTCTGAAATAATTAAGGATGAGAATGGGAAATTAATTAATTTAAAACCTTTAAATCCTGCGAATGTCAGGCATGTAATATCTCAAAAGGGGATTATTAAAAGATATGATATTTTTATGAATGGGGAATGGAAACCATACCCAAAAGAAAAAATTTTTCATATTTGCAACGATAGAATTGCAAGTGAAGCGCATGGAATATCGGTTTTAGAAGCATGCCAGTGGGTTATAGACGCAAGAAACGAAGCCATGAATGACTGGCGTAAGGTTTTACATCGTTCGACTATGCGGGTTATTTATGTGGATATGGATAACTCTGCTAAATTAACAACATTAAAAGAGCAGTGGAAAGATGCAATAAAAAACGGCGAAGTTTTATTAATTCCTGGAAAGAAGGGCGTAGATATGGAAGTAGCAGATTATACTACCCCCCCTTTACAGCCATATTTGGATTGGATTAGATATCTCGAAGGGTTTTTTTATCAAGCTGTTGGCGTGTCGAAAGCAATAGCCAACACCGCAGATTTTACAGAAGCAGCATCAAAAGTCGGCTATTTAACTTTTGAGCCCGTATATACAGAAGAACAGACGCTTTTAGAGCAAGATATAAAAGCCCAATTAATTTTAGAAATTAAGCTTAATAGACCACCTTCACTACATGGGGTTTTAAGCGAAGACGAAGAAAAAAATACTTCACAGGTTGGTTTTCAACCTAATGAATTAAATACAGAAATTGGGAGGGTAGAATGAAAGAAAAGAAATACAATTTTTTAATAGGAGTAGGGAAAGCTTTTAAAAATTTAGCTGTTGTATTTGCACCAGCACTTTTCGCTTTTATGGCAAATGTGCCGATAGAATACACTCCGATAGCGAGCTTTTTTGTTTATCTATTAAAAAACTATATAGAATTTAATAAAAAAGGTTAAAATGAAATTAAATGAGCAGGTGGATGAAAACACACATAAACTTTATAATTTGGAAAAACGAATGGTAAGAATGGAGCTTTTACTTTGGGTTATTTTCGGAGTAAATATAATTAAATTAGGTGATGATATATTTACATTCGTTGGAGGAGTATTAAAATGATAGCAAATCCATTAAGAGTTTTGAAAAAGAAGAAAGAAAAACCAGTAGTAGAAGAAAAACCAAAAGCACAAATCCCAACAACATTCGAATATCCAAAAGTATACCCAACATTCGAAACTCCAAAATTAGAACCTGAAACTATACCTAAACAAGAAGAAAATCCACAGCCAAAAGTATACAGAGATGAAAAGGGGTATTTATCGGGAGTGGAAATTGGCGGGAAAACTTATTTAGGTTTATCCCCTGATGAAGTTAATCAAATGATTGAAGGAGAGAGGAAAAAAACTGAATTGCCTGCTGGTGCTGTTGAAATGTCACAATCCCAGGAGCAAAAGCGAAAAGAATTAGGAATTGAAGAAAATAAAAGAACAGCTTATGAGTTATTTCAAAAGTATAAAGGCCAGCCATTACCCCCAGAGGTTGTAAGTTCTCTTAATCCTTCTCAAATTGATTGGTATCAGGCATTAGCAAGCGGGGTCACGGGTGCAGCTGGGGGATTTGTAAGCGGACTTGTAGGGAAGGGAATTGCAGCAGCGACAGGAGTAGGAACTCTCCCCGCACTACTTTTAACTGCTGGGACAACTATCGGAGGTTTATATCTTGGAATAAGAAGCAATATAAAAGCTCAAATAGGGGGCGAGTTAAGCGGTAGAACTATTGAATTAGGGAAGGGCGAACAAAATTTAAGAATGATTATAACAGATATAAACGGGGGAGGAAACCCCATACAAGACACACAGCTTTTTTATGAAAATCTAAACGCCTTAAAATTGTCACAAGTTAAATTAGAAAAAGATACCTCTACTTTTTACGCAAAAGGAACAGGCACAGATGGAACACCCGAATTAGTCAGATATGATATTTTTTTTAATCGCACCCTTCCATTATTAGAGAGAGAATTAAACCAAGCAATTTTAAATCCAAATCCAAATAGAATTCTCGTGGAAGAAGGGGAAGTTTTAAGCAAGGAAAATGAAAAAGAATAAATTAACTCGTGGTCACGAAAGGTTTATAAAGTTTAATGTTTTTAAAAAATTATGGAGAATAATAAAAATGCCGTGCGGGAAGAAGAAGAAGAGAAAGTAAGTGAAGAAAAGCCCGAATTCCAGAAAAAACTCGAAGAAATGAGAGAGGAAAATGCAAGAATGGAAAGAAACATAAAAGAGTTAAAAGAATTAAAAGCTTTTGACGCTTTAAGCGGGAAAATAGAAACTGGTTTTTCGCAAGAAATAAAGAAAGAAGAAACGCCAACAGAATACGCTAAAAGAATAGAGAAAGGGCTTATTTAAAATGCACTTTGCTTTTATTCCTTATGGTATTAAGAATTTTGTAGATTTTATTATCGAGGATTTTAATCATAGATATTTGCCTATAAAAGTTTATAAAGAAGGCGAACAGGATAAATTTTTATTAATGCAGCTTCAAATAAGAATATTGCCTTTTGGTATTTATGAGTTAATCTTCCCGAAAGAATTTAAAGACGAAATATTGTCTGCCCTTATT